ATGGTGTTGGCAAGGATGGTCACAAAGCCGCTCGAAAGCTGGACAAAGTCACCGTAAAAAATGGCAGTGCCATAGTTGTAGGCAATCGGGTACTCTCGGGTAGAACCTGAGAATACCTGACCACCAATGAGGTTTACGGGTTTGAAGCCGTAAGGTGCATCAATCGTGGGGTATCCCATCTGAAACTCCTTGGATTACGAACCGCGTCCGAACGACACCTCAGAGCGGCGCTCTTTGAACAGAGGCATCCGGGGATCGTTCTCGCGCATGAAGTTGTTGTCCACTGACGCCATCTGACCATCAGCTTGACGCTGGTAGTACGAGTTGCGCTGTTCAGTAAACTCCTTTGGTGTTTTGCAAAGCAGCAGACCACCGATCTCAATGCTGTCTGGAAACCGACCTGAGCCGACCCCCATCAGTTGAATCTCAGGATGTTCGCTTGCTTTCACGGGCTCCCAGCCCTCGCGGAGTTTTGCGGAAACATTGCCTGGGTCGTTAGTACCCAAGGTGCTGACGCGAATCCAGCGGAACGAATAGCCGTCTTCCGGGTTGGGATCAGGCAACGCTGTAGGAGGCATCCACTGCTTGGGCCTTTCAGCCTTTGCTCGGGTGTCCAGTTCACGGGGATTACGTTCAGCCATTTTGTTTCCTCATTTCTTCCGCAACCGCACGGGCGTACTGTTCATTGGTCAGTCCGAGCCGCTTGGCGATTTGAACTTGTGATTGCGTCAACACGATTTTTCTGGGCGCTGTGCTTCGCGTGGCGGGCGCTACAACCGACGATTTCTTTGGCTTCTCAGAGGTAAACGCTTCTGGGAAACGCTTGCGTACACGAGCATTGATCTTCTCGTAGTACTCATCGCTGCTTGTATCTACCCCACTTTCCACAAGATCTTGATGTACTGCCAGAGCAAGAGCGGTCATTTCCTTGTCGTCCCCAAACCAAGAATTGGCTTCTTGCCACGCTTTGGCTTTGGAATCAACTTGAACCGTTTGCTCAGGTCGTGGAGCGGGTTGTACCACAGGAGTTTGTGGTTGTGCAACTGCCGGTTTGAAATTGTTTACTCGCTCTGCTTTGTATTTAGCAGACGCAAGTGCTTCTTGAGCCTCTACCAAAGCATCAGAATCACCTGCTTCATAAGCGGCTTTGAACTTCTGCTTGGCTTGGTCAAGTTCGTTTTGAACAACCTTTTTGGCCTGCTCAAGCAAAGCCTGCTGGCCTTGTCCCAAACTACCTTGAAGGCGCTTGTTCTCTTCAACAAGGTTATGAGCGAGGCGCACTGCCTCTTCACGCTCACGCAAAGCCGCTTCTTTGGCGCGGCGCTCCTCGTGATACCCCTTGGAGAAGTGCTGGATGCGCTTCTTGACCCCTTCAGAATACTGCTCCAACTCATCGTCGGTAACCTCTGCGGGGGCCTCTTTCATGGGCTTGCGATTGCGATCTACCTCTGGCGTATCGTCAACAACCTCAATCTCTGACTCGCCTTCGATCTCAATTTGCAGCTTCTCTTCCGTAGGCTTTTCAGCCTCAATCTCGTCCGGAAACTTGTAATCCGACATATCAGCGTCCTCCCTTTTGGATGCCACGAGGATCCATCACGACCGCTTCAACGCTGTCGTCGTTGATGATGCGGAACTCCGTACCATGAATCTTCAAGCGCGTGCCCGTATTCGGTCGCACTAAGACGAAATCGCCTAGCTTGCATGAAGGACCACTGGGGAAGCGCAGCGGATCTTTGTAGCAATCAGGGCCCATCTTCATCACCCACAACACCGGGCTCATCAACTCTTCAAAGTGCATGGTCTGGCCTGCTTTTACAAGCCCACTCTCATACTCTTCTTCAGCTTTGGGGAGCGCACAGAGCAGGTGGTACGTCACCGGATCAGGCACCTGACGGGCCTTTTCTGCGTCGGTTTCGGGCAATACCGTGGTGCTTGCACCGTCACTCAGGAGGATTTCACTCATCGTCGTTTTCCATCTTTCGCACGAGGTCGTTGATAAAGGAATGCGCAAGCGAAAGACCCCGGATTTCGCCTGCCATTGACTTGTACTCAGGGAAGTCTTTTGCCGCACCTGAGATAAGAGCTTGCGCAATATCATTACGCCGCTCTTCAATTTCTTTGATAACTACGTCAAACGCAGTAGTCATAATTACTCCTTATTGTTTTTGGCGCGGTTGTTGCGCTGGTTTAATCATACTCTTCACCATATCTGCTCGGAGTTTCTTATCTCCTTGCGATTGTTGCGCTTGTAAACGAGCAGCCTCCTTTTGTGTTTCAACTTGCAACCGCTGCTGTTCAAGCTGAATCTTTTGCTGTGCAATCTGGAAGTCCCGCTGGCTATCTGCTTCCTTGCGCTTGAGTTCTTCAGCCTTAAGCTGAAGTTCCATCTGTGCCATCTGCATCTGCGGGTTTTGAGCCATTTGCTGGGCTTGCTGCTGCTGAGCCTTGCCCATGTTGCTCTGCAGCAATTGCTGCGCTGCTTGAGCTACCAGCCGAGACAACTGCACTTCCGTCTGCTCATCCAGTTCCTGATCCGGGGCCGTCATGGGCACACCAAGCTGCTGCTCAATCTGTTGGCGATACGCAAAGGCCATGTGTTCCGCGATGTGAGCCATAACTGCGCCTTGCATTTGCTGCGCCATCGGGCTCTGCCCCATCATCTGCATGATCATGGGATCTTGCATAAGGCTCATATGGGTTGCAATATGGGCCTGATGGTCTTGGTAGATAAATGCCTTGGTTGGTTTCCCGGTCAAGAAACTCATGTTTTCTGACACGGGATCACGAGGTTTCTGATCATCTTCGACAGGAACCAGCTTCTCTGCGTTCTTGATACCCAATACTTCCAACATCTGCCGATGCAATTGCGGCAAGTCATAAATCTGCGGAGCACCTTGGGCCAATTGCAGAGCAGCTTGATACTGCATGATCCGCTGCGCCATAGTGGCTGCGTTTGGATCGCTGACCGGAATAACCTCAACCAAGTCATAGTCGGACTGTTTAACCGACCGATCACCACCCTCTGGCGTGTAGGAATAATTTGCAGGCAGGAAATCCCGAATAATTCCCTTGAGCAGCTTAAATTCCATGCGCAGGCTTGCGTGTACACGGGCCTGTACCGCGCTCATGGTTTTGAGTTGACGCTCAAGAATAGCCAGCGTGGTGCCCACAGGTGCCTGGGCAGACATATCGCTGATCTTGAGATCTGCAATTGCTGCTAGTCTGCGCCCATCTTCAGTAATTGACTGAAGCAACGCAGCCAAAACTTGGCTTGGCTCCTTGTAAGGAAGCGGCATGATGTTGTCACGCACACTTCCAGAAGCAATATCCACATCTCTAAACTCACCCGGAGCAATCGGGGTGTCATCGCCCTTAATCCGCAACCCACGAGCCTTTAGGCCACCGGGTAGGTTGGACAGGGTGCCAGCATCCACCAATTGCCGGATGATGGAAGTGCCAGCGCGAGCATAACCACCAATAAGGTGGATATAACCCAAACCATAAGCGCCAAAACCAGGGATATAGGTGTATTGGACGAAGTGCTGTCGCTTGAGCTTTCGCTTGTCGTCTTCGTCCCAGTTTCGCCGGATCGCCAGAACCGTCTGAGTGCCACGCTCAACCGTGACCACATACGGCAAAGGAACTTCATCTTCGTACCCCGGCATGTCCCAGTCTACGTGGATCTCCAGAACCTGATAACGGTCATCATCAGTCAGGGTATACCCTTGTTCTTCTGCCTTCTTCTTTTCAATGTCAGTAAAGAACCTGACCGGCTCACCCAGTTCTTCGTCTATGTAAAAGCCAGCAACCTGCAGTTTCTTGATCTCGTTTTCCGTCTTGCGCATGATGTGAGTCACACGCTCTGCGGTGTAAACATTGGACGCCCCATAGGGCATGATCAAGTCTTCTGCCGGGACAAAAGGAGCCGCAGGCAGTTCTGTGCTGGGGTTCGGGTAGATCTTCTTAAACGCTGCGCCTGAGAGCCCCAGGGAGTACAGCATGCGCTCATGCTCTGAGCGGTAGTCGATCATCTTCTCGGTCAGCATGTAGTTCATGTCATCGCGGACACGCTCTGCTGCGTCTTCCTTGAGGCGATCAACCTCGCCGATGATCTGCGTCTTGACCGGGCCCTGGGCAGGGAAGGTCTCAGTGATCATCTCTGACTGGAACCTGATGGCAGCTTCTGTCAGAAGGGGGCTGTAAACACCACAAGCCCCGTTCCAGGGCTCTGTGCGCTCTTCATACTTCATCCCAAGGACTTCCAAACCCTTGACAAACATCTCCGTCCAGTCTTTCCGGGAGTTGATGTCTGCGTCCACAAGAGCCACAAGCTCTGAAGCCAAAGACTGCAGGTCGCTGTCATCCATGAACTCTGCGAGGTTGGCATCAAATTCTTCTGCCAGCAGGGGTTCCGGCATCAAATCTATCTCAACGCCATCAATTCCAATCTTTACGTCATCGGGATTCTCAATTTCAATCTCAATCGCAGGCTCATCGCCCATCAATCCCATGTCCAAGGGGCTCAGAGCGGTGTCAATGTTGGTTGCCATGTTGTGCTTTCAGAATCAGTAATAGGAGGCGTTCCGACGCTTGTGCATCGGTTCGTCTTTCTCATCGCTATCAATTGCAATGAAGCCGCCCTGTCTAAACCTCATCAAAGCCTGACTGGACGAGTCCACAAGGTCATCATGGTCCCCGTTTGGGAAGGAGGCCATCTCTTCCATGACCTCTTCTGCCCATCTCTTTTCCGGGCACCACACAACCCCTGATGCAAACAGGTCTGCGATTGAATTTACACGGGCTATCTTATCGCTGCCCTTGCCCGGTGTGTACTCCGAAAGCGGGATTCCCATCTTTCTCATCTCATAGATCAAAGGAGCACCCGCCGCCCTCTTCTCCACGATCAAAGTGTCAGGATCCCACTCCTTCCACATCTCAAATGCCTTCTTTTTAAGCTCCGGGAACTCCAAACGAGCCTTGTAGGCATCCAAAAGGATGATGTTGGGCCTTAAATCACCGTGTTTGTTGGGGTGTTCAAACACTCCCCACGTTGTGCAAGCAGAGAAGTCGGCCCGGTTGTTCTTCTCAAAGGCTGTGTCCCAGCTTTGGATGATGTACTCACACGCAGGAGGCGCTTCTCGGTCCCAAATCTGCCACTGTTCACGCTTGACAATGGCTCCACCCTCAGAAATCGGGTTCTGCTGGTACTGAGCCTCCCATTTCGCCACCGGAAGCTCTGCCTTGAGCGATTCCAGGGCCTCTTTTGACCAAAATCCAGGCCAAAGAGGGTTGCCCGAGGGCAATATGGCAGGGAATTCAATGACTTCCCACTGATCAGAACCGTCTCTTTCTGCCCCTTTGAGGATCTGCCCAGCAAGATCTCTCTTAGACCAGCGGGTCATCACAACAATGATGGCCCCTCCAGGCTGTAAACGCTGCCGAGGACCAGAGGTGTACCACTCATACACCCCGTCATAGACCTCAGGATTGCCCTGCTTGGCCTCTTGCTCACTGTGCGGGTCGTCAATGATCAACAGATCCGCACCCTTACCCGTCACAGCACCACCAACACCGATAGCGAAGTAGTCGCCGCCACTGTGGGTGTTCCATCTGCCCGCTGCTTTTGAGTCGCTGGACAGCTTTGTGCTAAACACCTTGGCATATTGTTCACTTTGCACAAGGTTTCTAACTTTTCTGCCAAACCCCACTGCCAATTCCGCAGTGTGGGCGGTCTGGATGATCTTTTTCTCAGGGAACTTGCCCAAGAACCAACTTGGGAGAAGGTACGAAGCAAACTCAGACTTGGTGTGCCGGGGAGGCATGTTGATGATCAACCTCTTCAACTCCCCAGCAGCAACCCTCTCAAAAGCCTCTGCCATGATCTGATGATGCTTACCCGAGATAAACCCAGGCCACATCTGCCGAACAAAGAACAAATAGCTCTCCCGGCACCTCTCAACCCTGTCCATTTCCAACAAGGCATAGATCTTGTTTCTCTCAACCTCAGGCACCTTGTCCACAACCGCAAGGTACTGCCCAATCTCCTGCTTAGACAACAACGTCACAGACTCACCACCTCATCAATAGACCTGTCCACAACCTTGACGCCATAAAACCTCCCAGGGGCCACCTTGAGGTGGCCCTCCTTCTCAAGCCTCTTGACAATCCTGTGCATGTTGGCCT